ATTTGGTCGTAGATTTTCGCTTTGCCATTTTTGATAGTATTCTTAATTGATGTTAATCCTATATCTGTCTCCCTGTGGATCTTATTCATTGAGTTCCCTTCCATATGAATCCTGATCATCTTGGAATCATACCAATGCATATCCTCCATCTCCTTCTCCATCATCAGGATCAGTTTCTCCATTGCGTCCCTCTCCTCTGGATAAGTCTCATAACTATGATTCTCTAGATCATCAATATCAACTTTCTGGATTCGCTTCTTAGCCCTCTGATATTTTAGAGCCGTATTGATGCAGGATCTATATACATAGAAAAAGGAAAGGGAGTCATCCTCGTAAAAGTTTGTCCTCCCTTCCTGTTCTAATTCTAGAAGCCTAAGAAACACCATCTGAACAATGTCTGATGCTATATCATAAGAGCCATCTGTGTACTGCTTTATAAAGCCTGTTAATCTCTTAAAGTTCTTCCTATAAAACTTCTCTATGCGATCCATGTTATTCCAATGATTCCAATCCCTACTGCTATCTGTAAATAGTGTAAGGGAGGCTCTCCATTCTCCTCAGGATAGTAGGCATAATTTACACCTAACATAAAGCCATAAAGTGGGTTAAATTCTATTTCCATCTGCTTCTAAGATAACACTTTTTCCCTCTAATTCTAATATCCTGTTTTTCAAGTTATTAACTTGTCCCTCCAATTCCATGATTCTTAGCCTCTGTCTACTGAACTGAGCCATCAATGTATTATCAGCCTGAATCTTCAGGCTAGGCTTATCTACTAAGATCCTCTGTGCTACTTCATAGTAGTATCTGTATCCTTCACTCCAATCCATATTCTCCTCATGCTTTCTCCCTGCATGATGAATAGTAGCATGATTCTTACCAAAAACCTTGCCCACCTGATGAAGGCTCATATACTTTCTCATTGCAACCATCATTGCACTCCTAGCAAAAACCTGATTCAGTCTCCTGCTTCCATCTGGAATAACTCCTATCTCATTGTAATATGCTTTCAGCACTTGTCCTAATTCATCCATTTTATCTCGTTTTCTTTATCTATTATTTTTTGAAATGGTATTCTATGTAATGATCCTGAAGATGCGTTTCTCACTATGTAATAGCTAGATCCTACATCTATATCACTCTTCTCTCCATCTACTCTAGTTTGCAGATATGCATGAACCTCCATACATACGAACTCCATATTATTGATATGGAATTTCTGCCCTTTGTCCATCTTCCTTTTAAAGACCATTTTTTATAAGCATTAAACAAGTCATTAATCCTGCTCTATAACAATCTGTTCCTATTTCTTGTTTTATTTCGCTTTCTAGAAATATTTCCAAAGCCTCTAACTCTCTTTTATAATCTCTCTGTTCCATATTATTTTTATAATCCACAATACCCAGAATCACATTCATCAAAATCATCATCAAAGAGTTCAAACTGAAGTTTGTAATCTTTAATCTGTTCATAGCTTACTCCTGTTTTCCAAGTTCCTTTTCCATTTCTTCCCATTTCCTGATCTGCAAACCATTGCATTTTGTTAGGATGCTTTTGAAACATCTTCTTTAACAGGATCTCATTTCTATGAAAACATCCTACGCAATTGTTCATCCATGCAAATCTTACAGGTTTATCCCTCCAGAACTCTTCAACATTATCTTTGTAAATGTTGTCTATAATCAAAGGGAAAGAGGGTGATTGCCATTCAAAATCCTGCCACTTGTTTCTTCCAGAGGGATGTTTGCTTACACTTGCTTTGATTTCTAATAAACCATTCTCATTCTTTCTCTCAATCATTTTCTTTGCTCTCCTTTGCTCATTTGCTCTGAAACCTATTCTCATATCAACAGGCTCTCCAATAGTCTTATACCACCAATGAAATATTGGCATCAACTTCATATTAGTTGTACAATATCTGTGTAGTTTGTTTGGAAGCCATCCTCCTTTTGTTTTTACAACTTCATCAAATGTTACTCCTGTAACCCATGAGATCTCTCTACCTATAAACTGCTCAAGGTCAAGCATAGTATAGATGATAGTATCATCCTCTGCCGTTCCAATAAAAGGGGCTTGGATTCTATCCTCTACCTCTTTCCTGATCTTCTCATCTGGGAACTTGCAGTTCTCATCTTCTATTCTTACTAGCGAAAACACATCATAATCTGCTGGGTAATTTGCTGCTATATAACTTGATGTTTTTCCTCCTGATAAACTATTAACCTTTTTCATCTCTTAAAACTCATTCATAAATCCTTCAATCGTTTTCTCTAATGATGCATTCTGTTTTCTTAGATCATACATCTCCTGCTTTAACTTACCATTCTCAACCCTAGCCTCTAGGATCTTCTTATCAAGAATATTAAAGTAATCTGTGATATGCCTATATACTGCTGAGGTATCCATCAGGATATTAAACACATCCCAAACCTCTTCTTTAGTCATACTCTCCTGACCATTCAACTCCTTGCTTACAATCTGAAGAGCAGCATATAATTCTGCCTCCTTCTCCATGTAGTATAATTTATTTCCCTCAAAATGGAGATCCATCTATTGTAATTTTTTTGGTGATTAAATCTAATCCATTTATTCTAAAGCCGCAATTTCCAATTGTTGATTCCATTCTCACAGGAGAATCTAAGGGAGTTGGTCTGCCTCCAGATTCTAATTCCTTAATCTTCCTCACATGAATATCTGTATATATCCAATCCCTCTCATGCTGAGTATATCTATGAATCACAAAAAACTCATCTGATCTATTTACAAACTTTCCTCCTCCTTCAACATCTGAAGCCATAGGAGGCATTGTATGTCCTGCATATTCATGATTGCCCTTGAATACTTTTCTCAGGGCTTCTGTTGCAGGATGTGTATTCAGGATAGTAGTAACTCTATATTCCTTGCAGAACTTCCTGATATGGCTTGTTACTTCATAATGGTATTCATGTGTTGATATACCTTTCAAATCCTCCTTCCTAATGGTAAGTGAATTATAAGGATCAATCATCAATCCATTAAACTCCCAAGCATCATAAATCTCCTTAGCGATATCTAACAACTCAAAAGCATTAACGATAAGTTCGCTATCTATAAATGCCCAATGCCCTTGCACAAAAGCATGATGTCTCCAGAACTCACTTTCATCAATCTGATTGATTGGCTTCCCTGCTAGGAACTCTATGATCTTTCTCTGTATGGATTGCACTTCATTCTCTGAAGAATAGATTAACCATTTAGATCCGTTCTCTAAGGTATGCAGCAGTTGCAGGTATATCATTGTATGGGTTTTTCCTACATTGGCATGTCCTGTTACTACTATGAAATTTCCCTCCTTAAATCTTAGATATTCATCTATCTGATCAACTCCAAATTTAGATGCCTGAGCAATCAACCCTTTTCTTGCTCTTTCCAGATATTTTATCGTGCTATCTGATTGCACTATGTGTTCATGTATCATCCCTCCAATCTAAACAATAATTTTTAATATCTATGATCCTGAGAAAAAAAAAGAGCAACATTTCTGCTGCCCTCTTCTCATCATCAAAAAAACATCAGAATGGTAAATCATCTGACTGCTGCACAATAGCTTGAGCAGTTTCAATCTTCTCCTCTCTGGAAGAGAAGTGATTATTGTAAGTGGTTTCTTCTTTCTTGCCTTCTTCCAAAACCCAAGCAACAAATGAATCAGCAACCTTAAGCACATCTGTACTCTTTGCTCCTTTGTCCTTTAATAGATCAACTGCTGCTTTTAAACAGGATTGCTTGACAATCATCTTCTGCTTATCATCATTACCTGTACCTGATGAATAGCCTCCTCCTCCTGAGTAAACTGCTTTGATCCTGTTACCATACTGAGTAGATGATATTTCATAATCAGCAGGTGCACCAACTACGAACTTTGTTTGGTCAGGCTTGACTGAAGAATACTCTCCAGAATCTCCGTTCTCAAATGTTAGGAGAAACTTATATAAAGTCTTTCCATCTCTTAACTGATAATCCCCCTGTGGAACTATACTAACAACCTTAGAATTTTTCATGATTATTTAATTGATTGATTATTTTCTAATTGAGCAAGATGAGCCTCTAGCATTGCTAGTCTCTCCTTCATCCATTCGCTTCCTATCTGTT